TATACGATTTCCAAGATAAAACATTAGAAAGTTTTCGTGATGAACAATTCAATATAGTTCTCAAAGCAAGGCAAATGGGAATTTCTACATTAGTATCTGGATATGCGTTGTGGTTAATGACATTTTTTACAGACAAATCTATTTTATGTATTGCTATTAACCAAGAAACTGCAAAGAATGTTGTTACTAAGGTAACTCATATGTCTGAGAATTTACCAAGTTGGTTGCGAAGTGAGAGTACTGAAAAAAATAAACTCAGTATGAAATTTAAAAACGGAAGCAGTATACGGGCTGCTCCTGCAACCGCAGATGCTTCTCGTTCGTCCTCTTTGAGTTTACTTATTGTGGACGAATGTGCGTTTATTCAGAATATGGAAGATATATGGACTGCGTCACAGTCAACGATTACAACAGGTGGTTGTTCTATTCTTCTTTCAACTCCAAACGGAATTGGTAATTTTTTCCACAAAACCTGGGTCGGTTCAATGGACGGATCAAACGAATTTAATCCGATTAAACTTCATTGGAATTTACATCCTGATCGTGATCAAAAATGGAGAGATGCTCAAACTAAACTACTTGGAGAAAAAGAAGCAGCTCAAGAGTGTGATTGTGATTTTATAAGCAGTGGTCGTTCTGTGGTAGACGCAACTTTAATTGAATGGTATAAAGAAACTTTAATACGAGACCCTATCGAAAAACGAGGAGCAAATAAAGAATACTGGATATGGGAATATCCAAATCATACCAAGGATTATGTAATAGCAGCTGATGTTGCAAGGGGAGATGGACGAGACAAAAGTGCATTTCATGTATTTGATGTAGAAAATGTCCGACAAGTTGCTGAATTCAAAGGAGAAGTGGAAACTAAAGACTTTGGAAATCTCCTTGTTGCAGTTGCAAGTGAGTTTAATGGAGCATTGCTTGTGGTAGAAAATGCCAATATAGGATGGGCTGTACTTCAACAAATTATAGATAAAGGATACAATAATTTGTATTACACACAAAGAGATTATCAGTATATAGATGAGTTTTCTCAACACACGAACAAACTTAGTCGTATGGAAAAAAATCAAGTTCCGGGTTTCACTACCTCCATAAAAACTCGGCCGTTGATTATAAGCAAAATGGAGAGTTATCTACGTGAAAAGGAAGTAGAGATATTATCCGAACGAACTATGGAAGAGCTATTCACGTTTGTGTGGAATGGTCAAAAAGCAGAAGCAATGCAAGGATACAACGATGATCTTGTTATGAGTTTGTGTATTGCATTGTGGGTTCGTGACACGGCTCTGAGGTTTAGGTCAGAGAACATAGAAACACAAAAATCATTATTTGACTATATGGGAAGTACCACAAACATGGATGCTGGTGCAAACTATAGGAATTCTGGATTACAATCAAATCCATACGAAATGAAGAACCCACATGGTGGAACAGAAAATTTAGACTGGTTGCTTAAATAAACAAAAAAACATTAGGAGACAATAACATGAAGAAAACGCCGAATATACTCATAGCAGTGGGATTACTATTTTTTACAGGAGGTTGTGCAACACAATCATTACTACCTACCCGTGGAGTATACACGGAGTCTTCTTTTGAAACTTATGTACAGGTAGAAAGTGTGGTTGATAAAATCATAGTCGGGGAAACCAAGTACTCGGATTTGGTTAATATGGGTCTTGATTTGGAAAACATACCTAATGTTAAAAAGCTTACATACCTTGATGTAATGAGTAAGTTTAAGTTGGATAGTCCGTCACGATTTACTTTGTTTAATAAAATAGAGTTGCCAAGTGGTGTTCTCAAAACTTTGGCTGCAAGAGAGAACGGTCTTGCATATGAAATAAATCTAGAAAGACTTAAAAATAAACGTGAGGGAAGTGTATTTTTAGATATGCTTAATTTTAGAAAAACGGTTCATACAACAGGGTGGAATATAAGTGTGTTGATTTTGATTGTAGATGACACCGTTGAATATGTTTTGTATTCTGGTGAAAAAAATATTGATCGTTTGGAAAAAGAAAAAAATCCACTAGGACCATTTCAGGGGTTTGATGGGGGGGATATCATTGGGGCTGCAAGTGATTTACAATAATATATATTAGTTGACATATACATATATATTTCATACAATCATACACTTATAAATTTATATTATGGCAGATGACCCAACACAACAAAACAAATTCTTCGGTGCATTAAAACGACTTTTCTCAAGTGGAGTAGTTGTTCGTAATGTAGGTGGTAAGAAACTGAAAGTAGCAGATACTGATAATTTACAATATTCAAAACGAACTCGTGACAAGTATCAACGGATGCACACTATGTATAGTGATTATGCAAGTGGTTTCAATAATCTAGGGTTTCAGGCCGCACGACTTGAGTTGTTTAGTGATTATGAAGTAATGGATACTGATCCTATTATTTCAAGTGCATTGGACATTTATGCTGACGAATCTACTACAAAAAGTGAGTTTGGTGAAATTTTAAAAATTTCAAGTTCCGATTCAAATGTTAAAGGTATTCTTGAAAATTTATTTTATGATATATTGAATGTTGAATTTAATTTATGGGGTTGGATTCGTAATATGTGTAAGTACGGAGATTTTTATCTTCATCTTGAGATTGAGCCTGAGTATGGAGTATTGAATGTTAAGCCAATTTCAACCTACGAAATGACCCGTATAGAAGATATGGATCCTGATAACCCACAACTCGTAATGTTCAAACAAGAAGGCAACACCAAAGCACAATACGACAATTATGAAATAGCACACTTTCGTCTGTTGGGTGACACCAATTATCTTCCTTACGGAAAGAGTATGGTAGAAGCTGCACGAAGAGGTTGGAAGCAACTTCAACTTATGGAAGATGCGATGCTCATTCATAGAATTATGAGAGCACCGGAGAAAAGAATGTTTTATATTGACATTGGTAATATTCCACCGAATGAAGTTGATAACTTTATGCAGAAGGTTATCAATAAAATGAAAAAAGTTCCATTCGTTGATGAAAAAACAGGTGACTATAATCTTAAGTTTAATTTACAAAACATGACCGAAGATTTCTTTATGCCTGTTCGGGGTGGTGACAGTGGAACTCGGATTGAAAATTTGGGTGCTATGACTTACGATGGAACAGAAGACATTGAGTATGTCAAAAACAAAATGATGGCTGCACTTAAAGTTCCAAAAGCATTTTTGGGATATGATGAAAGTATAACAGGCAAAGCAACTTTAGCCGCAGAAGATATTCGTTTCGCACGAACCATTGAAAGATTGCAACGAATTACCGTAAGTGAACTTACGAAGATTGCAATTGTTCACTTATACTCACAGGGATATAAAGACGCAAAGTTAGTTGATTTTAGTTTGAAGTTGACCAACCCATCTACGATTTTTGAAGAAGAACGGGTTAGAATCTTGTCAGAAAAATTAAGTACTGCTCGTGATATGGTAGATGCAAAGATGTTTTCCAAAGATTGGGTATACGATAAAATATTCGGCCTTGCTGAAGATGAAGTCAACGAAATTAGAAGTAATTTTGTTGATGATGCAAAAGAATATTATAGATTAGAAAGCATTCAAAACGAAGGAAACGATCCTGCTGACCCAAATCAACCAGATGAAGGAGGAGGAGATGATGAAGGTTGGGGATTTGGTGAGTTTGATAAAATGACAGACGAAGAAAAAAAAGCAGTTCATAAACGAAAAAAAGAAGAAAAGAAACGCAAAAATGCAGGAAATAAATATGATCATCCGGATGACAAACCGTTTGGTCGTGATTCCATTGGAGCAGATGACCGAAGAAACAACGGCCGAGATTGGGGAGATAGTCCTTTAAAATTAGAAACAGACTTGTCAAAACTTGACAAATTTCTTACAAACAAGCAAAAAGTTTCATATAAAAAGCCTACCGAACTGACTAAATTAATCTGCGAAGAAGACCCAAATACAGAGACCCCCACGACCAAAACTACACCAAGTTATTTAGACGATAAAAATATAATAGAAAAATAATTAGTTAAAATCTATTTTATATTTATATTTATACTCGTATATATACATAAGCAAACATTAGTGTGAAAAAATTAAAACATAGTAAATACAAAAATACTGGTATATTATTTGAGTTGTTGGTACGACAAATAACGGCTGATGTACTTGATGGCAATGATACGGCCTCTGCGAATAAATTGTTAAAAAAACATTTTGCAGAAAATACAAGTTTAGGAAAAGAACAAAGATTATATCAGTTATTGGTTGAAGAAACTACATCTGATAAATCTCGTGCAGAGTCTTTGTTGGAAGCAGTTACTCGTAATTATAAAAAGTTATCAACAAAAGAACTTGCTTCTGCTAGATATGAGTTGGTAAAAGATATAAAAGAATCATATCCAATAAATGATTTATTTCGTGCCAAAATTAAAAACTACAAAACATATGCAAGTATTTTTAAGTTGTTTGAAAGTTATAATCCAAATGTATATTGTGATCCTACGGAGATAATAGAGTCAACTGATACTATAATTGGAAACTTATGTACCTCCCAGTCAAACAAAAATGAAGTATCTGATGTAAATGAGTACGAAAAGCAAAACGAAGATCTTAGGTTAATCACATATAAGTTGCTCGTAGATAATTTTAATAAAAAATATAGTGCATTGAATGAATCTCAACAAACACTTCTTAAAAACTACATCAATAACATTTCAAATACAAACAGTTTACGAGAATATATAAACAACCAAGTTCCTTTAATTAAAACAGAGATTGAAAAATATTCTAAATTTGTAGATGATGATGTTGTAAAAATTAAGTTAAATGAGGTAGTTTCTCAATTAGATAAAACAACCGAAGGTAAAGTTGTTAAAGATTCACAGGTATCCACGTTGTTAATGAGTTATGAGTTAGTTAAGGAACTTAAACGACATGCAGACATTGGAAAATAAACTTAGGTCTGCAATTAGAGATATTCTCCGAGAAATTATAGAAGAATACTCAGACATCACTGAAATAAACACAACTGCCAATATAGATGGATATCAAACTCCCTATGCGTTTAGTGGTGATGATGATGACGAAGAATCTCACACAAAAAAAATAAAATCAAGAGCAGAGGTATTTGATTTTAAATCTATTAAAAATAAAAAAGAAAATACGGTAAGTATTTCGGAAGGTAAAAGTTTATTTCATCTGTATCGTGATTCAAGTGATTACACATCCGAGCAAAAACTTGGCATTACCGTACGTGAAATAAATAAACTTTTGAGTGAGATAGATAAACTCGCCACTATTTCATCACGATTCAAGTTAGAAAAAAACGTAAATAATCAAAAAATGTGGAAAACAACAAACCGATATTTAATGAAACTTGATGAAAAAATAAAAAGAATTTCAACAAAAATAAAAGAACTGAGGTAAATGTTATGAAAGATTGCACAAGATTAGATGTAGTAACTGCTAATTTAAAAAAAGATTCCAAAAAAAATAATTCAAAAAATACGCACAATGAATATTGGACACGACTTAAAAACGAAATGGAAAACGATGCCTGGCGGGCATCAAACTCTTCACTTGCATTAAACGCAGATGACAATGGATGTAGTTTGGATGTTAGTATAACATATGAACGTAAACTAAGACGATATATAAAAAAAATAGAATTCACATCCCCTCATATAGAAAAAAAAGCACCAGTTGAGTTCACAGACACACTGATTTCAGAACTCACATCATTATCATCACTTGCATCAGAACTCGCACAGAAGTTATCTTTAACAGAACAAGAGGATGCACCTCAGATTAAATCTTCACAACCTGATCAACAGCATTGAGTGTGAGTGATCCAAGTATAGAAAAATATAAGTCTGCACTTACAAACCTGGGTGTAGCAGTTAAGTCTGCACATAAAACGAAAGAAGGAAAGCAATTGTCTTCTGATTACTGGGTAGATGTCATTAAGATGTTAAAAAAAGCAAAACTTGGAATATCAATGATGGAACTTGGAATTGATGATGAATCAGAAATATCAACTACACATGATACATCACCTGATTCCGAGTCTAGCTCAGATGATCCAAATACACCTCCAAAATCTCCACCCGATGCTACTGACAATCCTGATAAGGACACCGATTCAAAGTTGGCTGCAATTGGTTTAACGAAAGAATCGTATAAAAACAAACAATTTTACGACACAATGAACCACCTTGGTATATTATTATCAGAGCAGTTTGGTAAAATCAAAAAAGACGGTGCCGAGTATAGTGTGGATATTGATAGTCGCAAGTTTACAATAAAGTTTGACGATAAGTTTTTTATGGTCACCGAAGACTATAATTTTGAATTAGGTGGTACGGAAGATATTCAGAAGGTGGTTGATACATTCACTAAATTATCGTTAGTATCACACGAAGAACTCGTAAGTGAATACAACAAAGACTTGGTTTAGTGGTTATTTCATTAAAAAAATAAATAAATCAGGATACATATATACTTATTTATATTAACATGGCAAAAAAAGTAATAGTATCCACCCTGCCCTTCGAATTTAGTCCTGAGCAGATAAATGAAAGTATAGAAAAGAATTCTGGAAAACTGGTTGTTAGAGGAATTCTTCAAAAGGCAGCGGAGCAAAACCAAAACGGGAGAGTTTACACACGGTCTTTATTAGAACGAGAAGCAGGTAAATATCAAGAACTGATTGATGATCGTAGAGCTCTAGGAGAACTCGACCATCCAGAGAGTAGTGTTGTTAACTTGCAAAATGTAAGTCACAATGTTACTAAAATGTGGTGGGATGGTGATGATCTAATTGGAAATGTAGAAGTATTAGGAACTCCATCTGGTAATATTTTAAAAGAATTATTTAAGTCTGGTATCACACTTGGTATAAGTTCACGTGGAATGGGAACAACCCGTGAGAGTGAAGGAAAAACACTCGTAAATGATGATTTTGAATTGGTGGCATTTGATTTTGTTAGCAATCCATCGACACGGGGTGCATTTCTTGAACCAGTTAATTTAAATGAATCAGTTTCATACGACAAAAAAATTGTAACATCTGGTCGTGTTTGTACACAATATTGTAAAGTAGAAGGAATTGTTCACGAAATATTAGGTGAAATCGGAGAAATGTAATGGACACAGATATTTCCAAGTTAATAAAATCAACCATTTTAGAAGTTCTAAAAGAAGAGAAACAAAAGCAACTTAATGAATTCAATCCATCAACAGGTAGGTTTGAGGATGAAGGTCTGTCATCTGAGCAAAAAAAGTTAACATCTGAAAAAATTTCTAAATTTGGTAATTATCAATCATACATCACCCACGAAGCAAAAGATACGGACATAGCAGAGGATATATGTAATATCGTTGAAAATGCGTCTAAGTATATTCTCAATGAAACAGATGATTGGTTTGATGCAATGAGTGTAAAACGTAATCTAAAAGAAATCAAAACTCTTGCTAAAGAATTTTACAAAACTGCAAACGAAAGACAAGTATACACACAGCGTATGCAAAGTTTGTATGAAGATATGGGCAACATCCTAAACAGATATTTTGAAATAAACGGAGAAATTACCGATGAACAGAAGTGAACTTAAAAAATATGTAACAAAGATTCTGCTTGAAAAACTCAATCAGACACCAAGTGTACATGGTAAACTTGTTAAAAAAACACTTAGTTATCGTGGTGTGGTGAGAGAATGTGTTGTAAGTGGAACAATCGAAGATGCAAACTCATATGCAACTGAACACAATTTATCATTTAATATTTCCGAAGATTCTCATTTTGGAGGTCATTATGTAGATGAAATGACTTCATATGAATTTCAACCAAATCCTGAATTTTATGGAGAAATGATGGAGACATCTATGTCAGCACGAGAACAACTTGCAAGAATTTGTGGAACAAACGATCAAGTACTTACAGAAGTTGATGCACAAAATACAGAAAAGTTAGTTGAATTTATTTATACAAATGAATCTTTTTATAAAGAACGAACAAATTTGGTATTTGAGTTGATTGAAACCAAAGTTGAAAATAGATTGCACGATAGAACTCAATTTAAAAAGTTATTTGAGTATTTGGTAAAACAATCATGTTTATTGTATACAGATGATAACATTGAATTATCTGAATCAGAACTTGAATATGCCACTAATCTAATATCTAAACGATTTTTTGACAATTATGCATCGGGTAAAGAGACCGAGGTTGAAGAAAACACTATATGTGGAAAAAAAACATTTAAAACAGGAAGTGCATTTGAGAATATGCAAAGAATAGTATCAGGACACAATATGTTCCTATAAGGAAATCTAAATATGAAAATTACAAAAAAAGAACTAAGAGAAGTTATTCAAGAAGTCGCAGACGAACTTGGATTATTTGAAGGTTTAACTAAAGCACAAGAAAAACTACCAGAACCACTTAAAAAAGCAATTCTTAAAAAGCAAGAGCAAGACGGAGTTTCTGATGATTCAGATGACGAAAATATCACTGAGGGAAATGCGTGGGGTCTTGCAATTAAAAAAGCAAGAGAAGAAAATCTCAAGGAATTTGAATTCAAAGGAAAGAAATACAAATTAACTGAAAAGAAAAAGAAAGTTAACGAAGAAACTGAATCCGATGATACTGATGAGTTTGTGGGTGATACGGAAGACGAAGTAGACGAAGGAAATGCGTTCGGTGCAGCTGTCACAAAAGCAAAAGAAGACGGAGAAAAAGAATTCGAAGTTGATGGAAAAACTTACAAGGTGACCGAAGATTGGTCAAAAATAACAGAAGTAGAATGCTCAAGTTGCGGCCAAGATCCATGTGTAGATGAATCAAGTTGCTCGGAAGAGATTGAGGACGAAGACGAAGTAGAAGAAGGAAACGCATTCGGTGCAGCTGTCACAAAAGCAAAAGAAGACGGAGAAAAAGAATTCGAAGTTGATGGAAAAACTTACAAAGTGACCGAAGATTGGTCGAAGGTAACATTAGCAGAGAAACTTGATAGAATTCTTGGAAATAAACGAGTTTTGTAAAAAAATAAACTTAAAAACAACTTAAAATACAAAAAAAGGAAGATTTCTTCCTTTTTTTTATAAATTTTTATATATTTTAGGATATAAGTATATATTTATTATTCAAAATGTTTTCACTTTATTGAAAACCATATTAAAGGTTTTAATTATTTGAAGTCCCACTAAAATGACTTTACCAAACTAAACATAAGAAGGATAATTAACCATGAGTAAATTACTTAAAGAAGCTATTGCCGATGCGAAAGCAGTTCGCGAGACAGCTCTTGCCAATGCAAGACTTGCACTCGAAGAAGCATTCGCACCACGTTTGCAAAGTATGCTTACCAAGAAACTCAAGGAAGAAGAACTTGACTTAGAAGACGAAGAATTAGAAGATGAAGTTTCTGATGAAGTTGAAGAAGGTTCTTACTCCGAGGATGACGAGGAAGTAGACGATGTAGTTGCTGACGAAGAAACTGATGCTGAAGAAGCACCGGTAGAAGAACCAGCAGAAGACGAAGATGAAATTGCCACCGAGGATGATCTTGAAGCAGACGTGTCTGCTGATGAAGAAGAATTGGGTGTTGACCTTGATGCAGATGTATCTGCTGACGAGGATGAAGTTACCGCTGAGGATGATCTTGAAGCAGAATTGTCACTTGATGACGAGGAAGAAGAAATTGAAGAAGATTCATTTGATTTAGAGTCTATCATAAAAGAACTTGAACAAGAACTTGATGAAGACATTGAAGATGAATCTGAAGAATCTGAAGAATCTGAAGAATCTGAAGAATCTGAAGAACTTGAAGAAAAAGTAGATTGCTATTCGGAAGAAGATGCAGAAGACTATGAAGAAGTTTCTGAAGAAAAAACTGAAGAAGTTGACGAAGATATTGATTTAGAAATCGTTGAAGATAACGAAGAAGAACCAGTAGCAGAAACAACTGAAGAAGAACCGGTAGCAGAAGAAGAATCAATTGAGGAAGATGAAGAAATCAACCTTGAAGAAATTCTTAAAGAACTTGAAGAGGAATCTTCAATTGAAGAAGAAGAAGAAACATCGGAATTGGCAGAACTTAAAACTGCAAACGAACAGCTTCAAAAAGAAAATGATGAATACCGCAAAGTTTACAAATTTTTGCGAGGTAAGTTAAATGAAGTTAATCTTCTTAATGCAAAACTGCTTTATACAAATAAATTGTTCAAAGCACACGTATTAAACGAAGATCAAAAGTTAAAAGTCGTAGAAAGTTTTGACCTCACGAAGAATGTTCGTGAAGCAAAATTGGTATACGCAACCCTTGGTGAGAGTTTTTCAACTCGGACACCCAAAGTAAAGGAAGAAATCAAGTCTGCTCCTAAAAAAGCAAAAACTGAAAAGAATCCTCTTACAGAAGGAATTGCATCCAAGGCAATCAAATCAACAAAACCCTCCAAGAAGATTTTATCAGAAGGCAACGATCTTGCTGACCGATTCAAGAAACTTGCAGGTATACAATCATAACAAAATCTAAAATATAGGAAAACTTATAATGAGTGAAATTAGTAAATTATTAAAGGAAAGTCACAATCCTCAACAACGTCTTATGGCAGAAACCCGTGGTTTGGTAACAAAATGGGAAAAAACCGGACTTCTTGAAGGAATTTCGACTGACACAGAAAAGAGTGGTATGTCCATTCTTTTAGAAAATCAAGCAAAGCAATTGATCGATGAAGCATCACGCACAGGAACCGATAGTGGTTCTGAAGAATGGAGTGGAGTAGCACTTCCTCTTGTACGTCGTGTGTTCGCAGAAATCGCATCAAAGGAATTCGTTTCCGTTCAACCAATGAATCTTCCATCCGGATTGATCTTTTACTTAGACTTTAAGTATGGATCGGGTCAATCACTTCAAGGATCAGGAAGTCTTTTCGGTGGAACAGGTGACACCAAGTCAACTGACGAAGCAACAGGTGGTCTTTATGGTGAAGGTCGTCATGGTTACTCAATCAATGATGTTAAAGTTTCCATTTCCAGTGGTGCAACTTGGCAATCGGTTGCCTTAGATTCAGTTGGTGCAGTTGACGGAGATCCAGACGGAGTTCGTGCATTTAAAGTTGTAGGTGCAGATCCTACAAAAGAAGCTCTTGATGCTGACGGAAAAGCACAACAAGCTGGAACATTGCATTACCACAGAGCAACAACTGCTACATCACGTGGTGACTTCGAAGCAGCTGCGGATGCTACCTCAGGTGCAGTAACAGGATCGCAAGATGCTGGAATTCCAGAAGTTAACTTGGAACTCAAAAGTGAACCAATCGTTGCAAAGACACGTAAGTTGAAAGCAGTATGGACACCAGAGTTGGCACAAGACCTTAACGCATATCATAGTATTGACGCAGAAGCAGAATTGACTTCTCTTCTCTCCGAGTACGTTTCAATGGAAATTGATTTGGAAATTCTCGATATGCTTCTTACACAAGCAGGAACAGTTGATACAAACGCATTCGTTGCCAACAACACAGGTGAAGGTGCAGTTGCCTTGGCCGGTGGTGAAACGCAAGGAACATACTTCCAGAAACTTGGCACGAAGATTCAAAAGATGAGCAACAAGATTCATCAGTTGACACTTCGTGGTGGTGCAAACTTTTTGGTTTGTTCTCCATCAGTTGCCACGATTCTTGAAAGTATCCCAGGATACGCAGCTGACACAGACGGAAATCAGTCTCAGTTCGCAATGGGTGTTACCAAGGTTGGTGCATTAAACAATCGTTTCCAAGTTTACAAGAACCCATACATGACAAGTGGTGACGTTCTTATTGGATTCCGTGGAACAAACTTCCTTGAAACAGGTGCAGTTTATTCCCCGTACATTCCGTTGATCCAAACTCCTTTGGTATACGATCCGGTCAACTTTACTCCACGTCGTGGTGTAATGACCCGTTATGCCAAGAAGATGGTTCGTCCAGAATTCTACGGAAAAATCTCCGTTTCAGGAGCAGACTTGGTCTAATTCTGTTTGGAATAACACAAAATTTAAGAGGGGTTCTTTTGAACCCCTCTTTTATTTTATAACGATTAGTGATGCAACAATATATTTATAGACATGGCAGACGAAGAAAACGATAATAATAGTGAACTTGAAAGAGTTAGGTGGGAAGGTGAAGTATCATCCCCCATCGGAAAAACTCCATTTGGTTTTTTTGATACAGACACAGACTTTGTTTCGTTTGCTCCACGGGCAGCTGATTGGGCTGCGAGACGATTGGGATATCCAATTGTTGATATAGAAATGATTGATATGCAGTTTTATGCCTGCTTAGAAGAAGCAGTTTCTGAATATAGTGCTCAAATAAATCAGTTCTCTATAAAACAAAATATGTACAGTTTAAGAGGAACTTCAACCAGTGTTAATTTAACTACATCAATACTTCAAACACAACCTCTTCCGTTTTATTTAAAACTATCAGAGGCATACGGTGCAGAAGTGGGTGCTGGTGGAAACGTAGATTGGAGAAAGGCCAGTTTACAAATAAAATCAGGAGTGCAAACATATGACTTACAAGGTTTATTTAATCAATATTATATTGATCCAAAAACTGGTGAGAAAAAAATAGAAAGAATTGAAGTTAAACGAATTTGGCACAACCCACCACCTGCACTAAATAGAATTTACGATCCGATGTCAAATTCTGGTATGTCACACTCAAATTTATTAAATGAGTTTAATTGGGGAGGAATGTCTCCGATAGGAACTCAATTTTTACTTCGTCCGGTAAACGAAGATTTAATGAGGTTGCAGGCAATTGAATTTAATGAAATGGTGCGAAAAAGTGCGTATGGATTTGAAGTGATAAATAATAAATTGACTATATTACCAGTTCCACAAAAAGATTTTACGTTGTGGTTTGATTATGTATATAAACGAGAACGAGATATAGCAGCGGTTCAAGGATATGTAGATGCCGATGAATTCAATACAATGCCAAAAACACAAACCCAAGTTTCGGAAGAAACCACACAACAGGTTGTATCAACCGAAACTACAAACGGTCTCAATGACGGAACTCCGAAGAATATAAATGATGATACAGAATCAGATGCATTCCCCAAACGACCGTACGAAGGTTCACAGACATCAGTAACCGATGTAAGTAATGTTCCGTATCAATTTCATAGTTTCTCTACAATTAACGATGTGGGTAAACGTTGGATTATGAAATACTATTTGTCGTTATGTAAAGAATTACTTGGAGCTATTCGAGCAAAATACCAAAGTATTCCTATTCCAGGAGGAGAAACTTCATTAGATGGAGACGCATTGCGTTCAGAGGCACAACAAGAAAAAGAGCAACTTGTTACTGAGTTAAGAGAAGATTTAGAGGTTACGAGTCGTAGTACAACAAGTGAGCAACTAAATCAAGTATCTGACAATTTACAAGAAAACTTGAGAAAGGTCCCAAATTTCTTATACATAGGTTAAGATGGATTCATTCGGAAGATATTACAGTAGACGTGATGTTAGACTTATGAATAGTATCAATGGAGAGTTGATGCGTGATATAATTGAACAAACGGTTGTTATATATAAAATAAATCCAAACGAAACCCAAACCAATGTTTACGATGAGGCAATAACAAAGTATTATTACTCCGGAGTAGAAACAACTTGCTTAGTAGAAACCGACCCACAAAGTACTTTATACGAGGGATTTGGTCCTGATGTTAAAAAAGGAACACTATTTAGATTTCACCAAAAATTATGTGAGATAAAAGAAGTTTATCCCGAAGTGGGTGATATAGTTGCGTGGGAACAAGCATATTTTGAATTGTCAAATATAGTTGAAAATCAATTTTTAGGTGGTCAACCAGAGAAAAATTATAGTTTAATTTGCAACGCACACATGACTCGTTTGAGTAAACTCAACATTACAGAGAGGCAACGATAATGGACTACAAAGATGTAAGCAATCCGTTTATTACCTTAAAACGTCTGGGTGGTGATGGTACAATTCAGGAATTTAAAGCTCAACTAAATACTGTTCCTCCTGGATTAGATTATGACGATAATAAATCTGGAATGAAAAAAGCAGATCATTCACTAAAGTCTGATAATCGTGCAACTAAATTAAAAGCAAGTGATAATGACAACACATTTAAAAAATATTCAGTAACCTTAACTGATATTGATAATGTGTTGTATGAATATTTTACAAAAATAATTTCACCACAAGTTACTGGTTCTGATGGTGAAGCAATGGTTGTTCCTGTTAGACACGCATCACCTGAGAGGTGGGCTGCTATTCAAAGAGATGGTGTGTTGAGAGATACAAAGGGTCAACTACAAAGACCCATGATTATATTCACTCGCACTGGAATGGAAAAGGATAACGAGTTAGTAACATTCAATAAATATTTGACTATGCCATTTGTTAAAAAATTTGATAAGTATAATATGTACGACAAGTTTAGTGCAATGACTGGCATAAAACCTTCATATGAAGTACATAATATTACATTTCCGGATCATGTTATTTTATCTTATGAGTTTACTATTATGACCGAGTTTGTAGAGCAAATGAACTCAGTGGTCGAACGAATAAATTTTGCCGAAGGGGATTATTGGGGAGACCCGAAAAGATTCAAATTCAGAGCATCAGTTCAGAGTTTTTCAAATACAATTGAAGTTCCAACAGACGATGATAGAATGGTCAGTACTACCTTTTCTTTAACTTTAAATGCACACCTTCTTCCTGAGATATTTGATAATAAAACTACAGCACAACGTGGACTTACAAAACGAAAAGTAGTTTGGAACTGGGAAAATACAAGCACACACACCTCAGGTGATGCAGAAAAAATCCCAAGTTCCAAAAACTCCTTTATATTACACAGAAGGCAGAGAATTATTTATTTAAATGATCCAGAGTTAACTTACCGCATAGAAACTTGGAATGACGAGTCTTTTTATGAATTATCTTTATTGGAAACTGAGTTTTGTCTTTCATTTATAGTTGATGATGACGGTAAAGATTATGTATTATGGGATATAAAAAATAATAATACTCATATTAAAAAAGGGGAGAGTATAGAAATAAATTTACCAAATGATCATACTGCAATAATAAAAGTTAGTGAGCATTCATCTATGATATTAAATGTTTCGTTTAAAAAATGATTGATTTTTTGAAAAAATAAACATATAATATTAAAATATGAAAAAAGAAAATGATTTAACATCTGATGAAAAGTCAGAAATTGCAAAACTAAATGCAGAATATCAAAATTGTGTGTTCTCAATTGGAGAACTCACTCTTAGAAAAAAGCAACTTAAAAAAGAATTAGATGCAATTACCGAAGACGAACACGAGTTACTTGATACATTTGAAGGTATGCAGAAAAAAGAATTGGATTTTATTTCTAGGTTAGAATCAAAATATGGTCCCGGTAATTTAGATATTAATACTGCAAAATATACCACCTCATAAATCCAAAAAAAATACTAAATATAAGTTTTTGAGATTTTTTTGTAATATTTATGAAAAAAGTCAACAACAAGATTTTTAGCATAATTAACCCATAATTCAAATTAGGAGACAAAACAAGATGGCAGAAAGAGTAGTCAGTCCAGCAGTATTTACCAACGAAGTAGATAAATCATTCCTTGCCCAAGGAATTTCCCAAATAGGAGGAGCAATCGTAGGACCCTTTGATAGAGGTCCCGCATTTGCACCAACCGTAATTAGATCTCAGGCCGACCTAGAAGATCTCTTCGGAGCTCCTGACGGAAAATATTATCAACCGTGGGTAGCACGTGAATATTTAAAGCATCAAGGTGTAGTTACGATAGTAAGAGTAGGTTCACTTGGTGGGTATGAGCAGTTAAATTCTGTTTTAATTAAAGCAACGGCAAACGAAACATCAGGATCATTTGAAGCAGGTGACGAGTTTGTTATAGGTATTTTAGCAAATACACTTAGAGATAAAGACCCGGATGCACGATTCGACGGATTTCCAAACGCAACTATTTTAAATGGTGAACTTAACGTTAATGATGATCTTGCTACATTATCACTTGACGATCCAGACGGAACTGGAATGGTAGATAACGATTTTTCTATCGACCCAACGAGTCCTGATAGTATACACAATGTATATGGTCGTGCGGCTCAAAAGAATTCTAAGTCTGCGTATATGTACTCTTACTTTGAAGATACAGCTCGCAAGGTTCACGAAGCAATGCAACCTGGTGGGCTTAGTTTTTCAGTAACCGCAGAGGTGATTAACAACTCCCATCAAGGAGACGAATCTGCATCTGATTATGCGTCACGATTGGGTGACGGTCCTCTTGACTTTACCGATGTGGGTGTATCGTCTGCATATACACCAATGATTAAGTCACAAAAAATAAGTGGTCAACGATACGACTTATTTAAAGTAGTTACACGAAACATGGGAACACTTGCCAATCGTGAAATCAAAATTGGTATCTATAATGTCAAGACTCCTGGTTCATTACAGGGAACTGATTACGGAACATTCAGTTTGATTATAAGAAAGTTTGGTGATAATGACAAGAACCAAGAAGTTTTAGAAAATTACGATAATCTTAATCTTGATCCTGCAAGTCCACAATATCTTCCACGTGTTATAGGAGACCGTTGGGTTGAAACTAACAACAACGGAAAAATTGTTGAACACGGAGACTATGGAAATAAAAGTAATTGGGTACGTATTGAGATGCCTGCTGATGCGTTTGCTCCTGCAAATGCTATGCCTTATGGATTTGCTCCATATTCATCACCTCTGAGTGGAATAAATGTTCCTGCACCTGAATGGAGTTATGCGTCTCACTATGAAAAGAATCCTGGACGTTATTTCAATGGAACGGTTTTTAACGGAGTGAGTCCTGACGGATTGCTCAGTTTACCATCATCGTTTAGAAACACACTTGAGTTGTTTTCTCCGTTACCAATTAATCCGGGAACAACAGGAACTGGATTCTACATGGACGAAGTTGGATCGTATTCAAGTTTAGAAGCAACTGAAGACGGAGATGCTGAACAAGTGGTACAATCGACTCCTGGAATTGATGCTTACTTGGGTGAATCGAGTGATTATGACAATGTACGTAAAAGAAGATTCTTGGTAGGATTTCAAGGGGGGTTTGATGGAAAGTCACCTACTCATCCAATAAATCTAGGTGAAAAGATAACTGCAACAAATGCACAAGGCCTTGATTGTAGTGGTCCTTTCACAGAAGGAACTGAGGGATATAAAAAAGCATTCGCTGCTCTTAGTAACCAAGACGAGTTCGATATTAATCTTCTCGTTACTCCTGGTTTATCTCTTGATTTACATAGAAATGTAATCAATCGTGGTGTTGATTTGTGTGAAACCCGTGAAGATACGTTTTATATCTTAGATGCGGTTGGAGCAAATAATCAACCAGGTCGTGTTGATGATGCTGTTGACCAAGTAGCAACACTTGATTCAAATTATGCCGCTACATACTACCCTTGGGTAAAGGTTATTGATCCTGCGACAAACAGAATTATGCCGTTTCCTCCAAGTGCAGTCATGCCCGCAGTTTTTGCCGCCAATGATAAAGTTTCTGCTGAGTGGTTTGCTCCTGCTGGATTGAATCGTGGTGGAATTGAAAAAGCAGTTGGTGTTATGGATCGTCTTAACTTCGCAGAACGAGATACACTATATGAAGGTAAGGTAAATCCGATTGCCGCTTTTCCTGGTCAAGGAATTGTTGCATTTGGTCAAAAAACCCTTCAACGTCGTTCATCGGCACTTGACAGAATCAACGTACGTCGTTTGATGATTGCTCTCAAGAAGTTTATCGCAAGTACCGCAAGGTTCTTGATCTTCGAACAAAACGTAACTGCAACAAGAAATCGTTTCCTTGGTATAGTAAATCCATACCTTGAAAGTGTTCAACAAAGAAATGGTTTGTATGCTTATCGTGTCGTAATGGACGAATCAAACAATACACCTGATCTTATCGACAGAAACATTCTGTATGGTCAAGTGTTCTTGCAACCTGCGAAAGCAATTGAGTTTGTTATTCTTGATTTCAATCTTACACCAACTGGTGCAAGTTTTGAGGGGTAACTCGTAAAAATTGTTTAAATTTAAAAGACCCTCACTTTGGTGAGGGTCTTTTTTTGTATTGATATATATTTATTAAAGGTATGTCGGAAATAAAATTAACAGAGATATTAACTGAACTTCAATACGATGAGTTTGTTTTGTTTGTCAACAGGTACAGATTAAATGAGCAATGTCATGTTGTAAACGAAATTGTTATACCATCGAGACTCAAAAAGATTTGGGGATTTATCAAAGAACTTGGAAAAAAAGTATCTTTAAAGATGGTTGATTTAGTGAAGTTATTTTTGAATAAAACGGTATTCAAGTTTTTTGCTAAAATAAAGTTTAGCATGGAATGGTTGTTTAAACTTGTCAAGAAGGGATTTAAAGCATACAAAGATGTAATAAAGGCAATTGGTGAATATCTCGCAAGTACCAAGATAGGAAAGTGGACAGAAGATAAACTTAAAGATTTAGATGCATTTTTGGCCAAACATCCTAAGACTAAAAGAATCGCAGGTATGGCAGTTGCGGGTATTCTAATTTACATTTGGCTGAATATGACATTCACGGGTAACGCAGACTACGACTTTGACATGACTGATATGATTCTTGCACTTGGTGGTGGGTTCACTTTATCAACATTATTTGCAGGTCCTGAAGGAATGGCATTATTAACACTATTTGCGACTGGTGTGATTGGTTTATCATTTCCCTGGCCAGGCCCACAACATTTTCAGTTTATAGGAGCTGTGTTATATGGATCAGCAAAGTTGGTAGGAAAAAAATTAAGGAAAGATAAATAAATATATTTTTTGATGTGGTGTATATTTATCATTGTTAGTTGAACAATTTTTAAAAAAAAAGATTTTTTGGAAAATTTAAAACATATTTATGAC